AGTCAATAACATTGCCATATATTTCTCCTTTTTCAGCATTTTCAGGTCCAGATGTATTATCATTAGCAAAGCCATGTTTAACATCATTAGGTTTAACTGGTGGCTTACCAGGTTTTGAACCCATTTTAGCTGCTTTAACACCAGGGGCATTTTCAGATAAAATATTATTATTATATGTATTCCAAATTTCGGTTAGAGTATTTACTCGTGTCATGTAAATATTTATAGCAAAATGATTAATAATAAACAAAACTATATGAATAATCCTAATCTACCGACAGTAGGTGCTGAATTTGAATATACTCCTAGTATGGTTCGAGACTTAAAAAAGAGTAGAAAAAATATTTTACACTTTGCAGAAAAGTTTTTTTATATAATATCCCTTGATGAAGGAAAAAAGACTATAAACTTACACTACTGTCAAAAAAGAGCTCTACGTAAAATGAGAGATAATCGCTTTTTTATATTGTTAGCAAGTAGACAAATAGGTAAAACTACTATGATGACAATATATGCTTTATGGATAGCTTGCTTTAATAAAGATCAAAGAATATTAATTGTAGCCAATAAAGAAGGAACTGCATTAGAAATAATGAGTAGAATAAGATTAGCATATGAAGAATTACCTAATTGGTTAAAACCTGGAGTTAAAGAATACGGAAAAACTTCTATTCTATTGGCAAATGGTACTAAAATAGGAATATCCACAACAACTGGTACAGCAGCTCGTGGTCAATCAGTTAATGTATTAATTCTTGACGAGCTTGCTTTTATTGAACCTCACTTGGTAGATGACTTTTGGAAATCAGTATACCCTATTGTTTCATCTTCTAAAAGATCAAAAATTTTTATAGCTTCAACTGCTAATGGTACAGATAATCTATTTTATAAATTATATACAGGGGCTGAAAATGGTGAAAATGATTGGGCTTGTGATAAAATTTTATGGAATGAGGTACCAGGTAGAGATGAAAAATGGAAAAAACAAACTATTAATAGTATTGGTAGTAGAGAAGCTTTTGAACAAGAGTTTAATTGTGAATTTATATCATCAGGGGAGAGTTCAGTTAATGATGAATTATTTGAAAAATTAAACAGTAAAACAGTTGAACCTAAATTTATATTTGATGAGGGTAATTACCTTTTATGGGACGAGCCTTCTGAAAACGGTATATACATAGCAAGTGTTGATACAAGTGAAGGCTTAGGTAAAGACGCTTCAGTTGTACAAATTTTAGATTATACTGATTTAACTAATATAAAACAAGTTGCAGTTTATCATAATAATGAAATATCACCTTATAACTTTACCGAAAAAGTTTATGAAATACTACAACATTGGGGAAATCCTTTAGTTTGTGTCGAAAGAAATAATAGCGGTGGTCAAGTTGTAGATATATTAAAAAATACACATAATTATGAAAATATAGTTTCATGGGGTGGTTCTTTGGCTAATAGAAAAAAACAACAGCTTGGTATTATATCACATACTAACACAAAATACAAAGCAGTTACTAATATGAGATATTGGATTAATGAATTAGAGTCAGTTCAAATAAATGACCAAAGAACTGTAAAAGAACTAAAAAATTATAGAAAAGCTGCAAACGGTACATGGAATGCAAAGAAGGGATATAACGATGATTTAGTCACCTCACTAATGTGGAATCTAATAATACTTGATAATGACATAGTAGATACATATTTTGAAGTAATTAAACGGGACACAAATAATAGACCTTTAGAACTGCAGCAAATGGATTTCGGCATTAAATACTTTATGAACCCTACTTCTTTATATACCAATGAAAAAGAAGGGTTTCAAAATATTTTACCAGCCATTATTGGAAATGTTTCTAATACTGATAGTGAAATAGAAGAACTACAAATGCAAGGATATAAATTATGGGGACAATAAATCAGTCACAGTTTAATAAAAGTAGATTAGATAAATTTTTACTTGTTTTAAATTTACCTACTATACTCAAAGGTATCAATGAACAATATATTGGTAATAGGAAAAACACCGGTATAATTGAAAATAGTTTACAGTTTTCAGTATATGGTAGTGTTGTACCTAATATTCAAGTTGATTCTGAAAATCTTTACTATGCTGGTCAATCTACAAAAGTATCTAAACATACCAGACCAGTTTATGAAAACGTAACGGTTAATTTTACAGTTGATAATGAATTTAATAATTATTGGGTATTATATAAATGGTTAGATGCATTAAACGATGAAAAAATATCAACTTTTAATGGTAAAGAATTATTCGATAAACCTAATGTTTCTCCTAAAGAAAAAAATCAGAAAAAAACTTTAACACCTACTGACCTTTATCAAACTGATATAACACTGATAGGTAAGGATGAATTTGATAAAGACAAAGTAAAATTTACCTTTACTAAAGCATTTCCTGTTAACTTGGGTGGTATAAATTATAACTATCGTACTACCGATGAAATTGAAACTACTTTTGAGTTTGCATTCTCTCAGTTATTAGTAGAATTGGTATAATTTTTATTCGGGATGCTATAAATAATAGTATATGGCACGTACAATACAATCTCCCGGGGTAGAAATTAGAGAAATTGATCAATCGATCAGACCTGTAGTACCTGCAGGTACTAACGTTTTAGTAACAGGATTCAGTGATAGGGGTCCTACAGATGAAGTTATTCAAGTAACTTCTAGTAGTGAATTTGTTGATATTTATGGGGATCCAACCGCACCTGCAGAATTATATTTTTGCAACACGGCTAAAGCATTATTTAACAGTCCAGCAAACGTATTTGTTTATAGATTACCTTATGGAAGTAATAAAGGTGTCGGTTTTGGTAACAATTACAGCGCTTTGGTATACCCAGCTTCTGCAATTGAAGTAAACAATGATAATGAAACTATAAGTAAGTTACCAGGTTTTACATCAACTTCACCCACTAGTACAACGCGTACAGTTTTAATAGGTAAACCTGAGCATTTTACACTAACACAAGACCAGTATTTTAAAATTTTACAAAAAGATGGATTCGATTGGGTGGATACAACTACTAAAAGTTTTAATAATTTAGCAGATTTAGGTAAAGCGGGTATTATTGTTTTAAATAAAGCTCAAACAACTATTGATCAATCTTTTCAAGGTTTTTATCTAGGTGCAATTGATAATACTAATTTAAACCCTGCTACTAATTTTGATGGAATTGGTTCAATACAAACCACTACATCAGCAATAGATTTGGCCAACGGTTCCAATTCATTTATTACTTTACCATCCACTAGATTAGATAATTTACTTTCATCTAAGTCTGATAATAATTCAGATACTTTCGGTGCTTCTACTGCAAGTATATCAGAGCAAATGGAAAATTTAACTGATTATGATATCTCTACAAATATATTTGATGATACATTATCTTTTGGATTATTTAGATTAGCTTCAACCCCTACTACAAATAATACCATAAAATTGAGTTTAAATTTAGAAGAAACTGTTGTAGGTTCTACAGATTATCACAGAAAAATTAACGACCCATTAGGTGGTGAGGCATTACCGTTCAGAGTAGAAACTGATCAAGCTTTACCTAATATGGATATTTTAGTAAATGACTTTCTAAGTAATAGAAAGAAATCTACTTATTTAAATCCAGATGGTGTACCTCTTACTAAAGTTAGATTTATTACAAGTAAAGTAAATACTACAGCTTTAGTAACTAATACCCTATCTGCAGAATTTGGTGCAACTAATTTAGCAACTTATGCTAAATTATCAGCTGCAATAGATGATGTTCAAGCTAATAACTTTGGAGATACAGATAGTTTATTTGCTTTGGGATCATTTGCTAATACAGATCTTAGTACTAAAATAATAGGTAATGTACCTCAAAAAATTGATAGATTATTAGATACAGTAGAAAATACAGAAAGATTTGATATTGATATTACAGTTGACGGTGGTTTATCAACAATTTATTCTACTACTCAATATTTAAATGCAGATTCATATGATGATATAACTGCAGTTCCAGCTATTAGTTCTTTTAGAACAACAAAGACTGATGTTTCACAAGTAAGTCAAGAAAATCAAAAATACAGAACATTTTGGAATGATGTAGTAACTAGATTTACAACCTTTGCTGAATTTAGAAGAAGAGATCATATCCATATTCTTGATTTACCTAGGTCAATTTTCGTTCAAGGTGAAAGTTTCTTAACTTTGCAAGACAGTGATAAAAACTTTTCTAGAGATATACTTAACCCGATTAAATCATTTGCAGGATTAGTAAATACCAGCTATGCAGCTACTTACGGCCAATGGGTACAAGGAACTGATTCAACTTATGGGGGTTTGTCATATCTTCCATCTTCAGGTTATCTTGCAGCAATTATGGCAAATTCAGATGCTAATTTTGACCCTTGGTTTGCACCAGCAGGTTTTGCAAGAGGTAGATTAACTGGAGCTGCAGGATTAGCATTAACACCTACTCAAAAGCAAAGAGATCAATTATATAAGATATCAGTTAATCCTATTCCATCATTCCCAGTTGAGGGTCCAGTGGTATTCGGTCAAAAGACTTTACAAAAGCTACCAAGTGCATTTGATAGAATTAATGTTAGACGTTTATTCTTATTTCTTGAAAAAGCAACTAAGAATACAGTTAGAAACTTTATATTTGAACCTAACACATTATTAACTAGAACAAGAATTGTTAATACATTAACACCAATTTTTGAAAATGTTAAGAACACTGAAGGGTTATTTGATTATCTAATTATTTGTGATGAAAGAAATAATACCCCTGATATTATAGACTCAAATGAATTAAGAGTTGATATATACTTGAAACCAACAAGAGCAGCAGAATTTATTTTAGTTAATTTCTACGCAACTAAGACGGGTACAGATTTCAACGAATTAGTTTAATAACAAAGTCATTTAATTAAATAATTACATGGCAGATGCAAAAGTATCAGACTTAATTTCAATAACTTCGGCAGAAAGTGATGATGTACTTTATATTATAGATACATCTACCAGTGCTTCAAGAAAGATAACTTTTAATAATCTAGTAGGTAATTCATTAGCAGCCCTAGAATCAAGATTTAATCTTCTTAGTTCTAACTCTTCAATAGTTTTATCAGGTAGTATAACTGCTAATACTGATAATATTACCCGTATAGATTCAGAAATGGATTTTTTAAGCGGAGAAGTAGATAATGCAAGAACAAATTTTGAAGAATCATCTGATTTAGTTGATAAAGGTTTTACTGGACCAGTTACCATTTCAGGCACGTTATTAACATTTTTAAGCGGAGTATTAACAGGGGTAAATTAAAATGGCAAATAGAAAATTAACAGAATTACCGGTATTGAGTCAACCTTCTTTTGATAGTAATGATGAACTTTATATAGTTGATACAGCTAATAATTTATCAAAAAAAATAACCTTTACTAGTTTAGTAGGTAGTACTTTAAGTTCAGTATCAGCTAATAATGATTTATATAATTTAAGTAATAATTCTGCAGTAGTACATTTATCTGGTAAAATTGATACTAATACAACTGATATAGCTGACATAAATACACAGAATTCTTCTACTAGTACAAATATTTTTTCAGCTACCAGTGAAATATTTGAACTATCAGCAAAAGTATTTTCTAATGAAACTAATATAAGTGTAAATGCCGCAGCTATTGGGGGATTTGTTACTGGTTCACTTTCATCTACTATTGATAATTTATCAGCTAATCAAGATTTCCTTGAAAATTCATTAATTTTTGGTAGATCAGGAATGAATACTGCCCCCTCAGTTATAATTGATGGTAATCCGGATTATTTTACATTTGATGGCACATTTTCAGGCCAGGCTATTTTTGATGAAAGTAAATTTAATACTTTAGCTGCTTTAAGTGCTTCACAAGCTACATCCATATCGGAAAATACTTCATTCCGCAATTTATCAGGTGCTAATGTTAATAGTAATAATATATTAGCTACTTCAACTCTAGGTTATAAATCTGGAACAGGGGGTACAGTAACACAATCTTCTAGTAAAACTACTGGTGTAACTCTTAATAAAATAAATGGTGAAATAGTAATGAATGGTGCGGAACTAGCAGATGATGCAACTGCTGCATTTACCTTAACTAACAGCAAAATAGCCGCAACGGACGTCGTTATTGTTAATGTTGCTAGTGTTGGAACAGCAGGGGCATATCAAGTTACTGTAGGGGCTGTTGCCGCAGGAAGCTGTAGTATAAGCGTTTTAAATGTTAGTGGTGGAGCTTTATCCCAAGCAATCAAACTTAACTTTGCAGTAATTAAAGCAGTTGCATCTTAATAAATATAGTATAAATGAATAAATATTAATAACCATGGCACAAACTAGACAAACAATACAAAATTTTTATACTCAAGCTCAAACAAAAGATTTTGCAAGAGACAATCTTTTTAGAGTTTTAAATATTAACTTTGGTAACGGAACGGAAATAAATTTTGATGAAGATGATTTAATTTATGCAACAACAGCTAATTTACCAGGTAAAGAAGTAACTTCACAGGCATTACCTTATATGGGTCTTAATTTTAATATTCCAGGAGTTGCTAAATATACTGGAAGTGATAATTATACTTTAAAATTTAGATGTGATGAAAGTTATGATCTAAGAAATAGATTTTTACAAGTACTAAATGATACTTTCGATGATGCAGATAGTACAGGAAATTATTTTATGCCTACTGCTGATAGTGTTATTGATTTAGCTCTTTTAGATAAAGAATTAGATAGAGTATCACAATTTCAACTAGTTGGTGTTGCTATTAAAAGTGTTCAAGAAATAGCTTATGATGTTACTTCAGATGGAACTATAACTGAATTTGACGTTACAGTTACATACCATTATTTTAGACAAACTGCTTAATTTATATATTCTTAAGAAAAAGCTCTCTCTTGAGAGCTTTTTTTTGTATAAATATATTAAATGGCCACTAAAATATTAAATTCAGTTAATAATGCTATAAGAGGGTTAACTAACCCTGTCAATAGAATATTAGGTGGTACTATAGCCCAACCTGGTTTATCATTATTTGGTACTAACTTACCCGGTTCACCTTTAGTAAGTTTTAGAGATTCATTTTTACGTAGCTTAAGTCAATGGAATACTTCTATACCGTTAAATACTCAATTTATAGTTTTAATCC